CGGTACTTCTTGAACAACTCCGTTATACGCTAGGAATCGGTCAACGCCACACCAGAAGTAAATACCGTCATACTCAATAACGCATTGAGATGAAAGTATTGAAGTCTGATTAGTTACAATGTCATACGTCCAGTAGATTGTTGATGTGCCGACGTTAGTTGGGTTATACACTACGCGAATCAAAGAATCTAATGACCAAAATAAACCCGCAGGTGCAGTAGTACCGCCGCGTACGGGTAAGCCTTTAACAATCTTTGTAGCTGCTACGTTATTCTCGTTTGAATCTGCTCCCACCCAGTTTTGCAGGTCTCCCGCTGAATTGTTTTTAAGTAAACCATTATTACCATAAACAAACAGGTAAGGGTAAAGCATTACGCATCCGCCTGAAACAGCAACATTATTATCAAACGTAAATGAGGTTGGACTGCCAGTAACCGCATTATTAATTGTTACAGTGGTTAATGGGGTAGGGGAACTAGTAACGACAACCGCAGTTACGACTGTGTTAGCAGCTATTCCGAGCCCAGTTACTGTTTGACCGACTGCGATTAGAAAATTTTCACTAGGTATGGAAATAGTCGTGCTGGAGGCTGTTCCAGTTGCAGTAAACACTCCAACTTTAGACATTCCTCCACCAGGAAATGCTCCGTACAAAACAGGAGTATTTACAGTGCTGTCAATATCTTCTAAGTTTTGTCCTGGATGAGCAATGATTGTCAATTCACCAGAGCCGCTTGAATCATAAGAAATATCAAATTGCCAAAGATTATTGCTATTCGCGGTAAATGCGCTCAATACGGTAATACCGAGTTGAAATCCTGAACCTGTTCCTCCGATTGATGAAGGAGCCGCGCTCAATATGTCAGTAGACAAATAACCAGATCCCGCATAGGCGATTGTGACCGAAGTTACTTTATTACTTGAAACAGTGATATTAGCAAGAGCTCCTGTGCCTGAACCGCCAGTTAAAGCCACATTGGTGTAAGTGCCATTAGTGTAGGCACTACCTTGATTGGCTATTGTGGAAGTTGCAATTGAACCGTAGAAACCAATTGGATAAGGTCCTGAACCTACTCCGTCATCATTGTCAGTCTGCCAATACTGCAGTGAATCAGAATATCCGCCATAAACGTAGTTTTCTCCGTTTTGTGATTGCATAATCATCCCACGAGTGACACCAGGAGCATTCAGAAATATACCTTTGTAACCCCAGATCTTACGAGGGCGACCGCGCTGAAAGCGCACCCATACGCCATCAACGTAGCAGGGAGCATCAAAGAGAGTTCCGTCTCTTTGAATCCCAGGAGCTACCGATAGGTTATATACGTCAGTGGTCAAAAGCTACCTCCACCAATTCCGTTAGGTACAGCTAAACCTGTTGAACTAAAAGTAGCAGCGAGCGCATTGGCAACCACAACACTGAGGTTACTAGACGCGGGTAAATATAAACCAGTATTAGCATCGCCAGTGAACTTGAGAGATGGAGTAGAAAGAGACCCATTACCGAGAGTTAATGACGTAATAGAACTAGATGAACCAGAGGCAGCGTTATATACATTGGTTCCGTCACAAATTAAAAGCAATGACGTCCCTTGAGGCACATTTACGACCGCTGCACCTATGGCTGAAGTCTTAACTGTAAAACTAAATGAACCTAAAGTGTTATTAGTTACAGTATACAGTTGAACCGTAGGGGGAACAATGATGATTTGATTTGAAGTTAAAGTGCCAGTGAACTCTTGAATGAGGTTAGATGCTTGAGAGGCAGTCTCGGTTAAAGTTCCACCAGTGACCACAACGGATAATTGAGTAAAAGCAAATTGAGTAGCCTGACCGTATCCAAATGTATTCCATCCGCTACCGTTAGAAACTACTACAAAAGACTCAGTAATTTGTAATTGGTCGCTCACGTTACCGTCAATAGTGTCAGAACCGACTGGGGCAATGGTAAGGATACCTGAACCGTTGTTACGGAACATGCAGAACCAATTCGCACCTACGCTTGAGGCAGAAGGTAGAGTTAAAGTTCCCGCACCACCTTGCCATACTGCAAATTGGGCACGAGCCGTAGCAGTTAAAGCTGAACTAGCGTAGTAATTAGTAACTGAGTAAGACTGATTCAAAGTAGGACCAATCGCGGTCAAACCGTAACCCGCGAGGGTAGCGGCATCGGCAGCTGAAGTTCCCGCGCCGAATGTGACGTTAGACCAAGTTCCGTTAATAGTTGAATTGTCAGTCAAATAAAGGTAAAAAGCTACTCCAGAGTTTACTGAAAGCAGTGTATCACCGCCATTGTCAGTAACAGTAAAAGGGTTTGAACCAATGTTACGAATGATTACCGCTTGACCTACTGAGACTTGCGCCGCAGGTGGCATAATCAAGTCTAAGCCGACAGTAGCCGCAGTTACTTCAATAATATTCGCAGCTACGTCAACAGTGTCATTACCGTTGATTGGCCATTCTAAATACGTATTGGCAGAAATGGTAAGGTCAATGTACCCGACTTGAGAAGGGGAGATTGTCGCGCCTGTAAAAGGTGAGGTGTATTCCATGATTAAGAGTCCTGAGCAATAGCTTGTCTATCGGCGATACGTAATTTATCTTCATTGGTCAATGCAGTGATTGCTTCGGTGTACTTTTGTTGAAAGATTACACGCTGATCGTTCTTAAGAAACGGCATAGCCTGAAGCAGTGTTCCATAAAGCATAGCATTAGGTGCATTGCGTGTAAGCCAATTTGTTTGATTTTCTGAAGATAACGGTTGAATTCGTTCATAATACAATACCTCAAAAGCATAATTTTGATCTGGGGTGGGTGCTACCAGCCAATTGTCATAATCATAATCAGCGTAATAAAGTGGAGTGCTCTCGCTAGTACTACTCGGAGCATAGTTAATTAGGTATTCATACTTACGCAGGAAAATAGGCTGCTTCTTACCATTTACGGTAATGTTGAATGAAGTTGTTTTGCGCCATCTTGCAGGCTTCGGGATAACAGGATTTCCAGCCATCATAACGGATTCGGCAACTTGTTGCTGTCCTAATGACTTCATCATCTCCGCGATTTCAAATTCAGCGAGCATGATGAAGTTAGGAATCTGCTCAACAACGGATGCATCTTTACGCTCTAAGTACTGAAGTACGTTAGAGGTCAAATTGTCATACGTCATTGCGTAGGCTGGAGTGCTCATATATTATCCTAATAACCGACTAGCATTACCGCGTACAGTGTCAATGCGGGCGAGCCAACCTTTACCGAACGTAGGGAAGGTTGGTAATGATTCATAGAACTCTTTTTTAGCTTTTGAGAATCGAGTGATTAAATCATTTTTGTCCATGACTTCAATATTCTGAAGTGTGACTGGACCAATTGCACCGTCCTCAGGTACGCCGATAGCCTTTTGGAGCGTCTTTATCGCCCTGCCAGGACCAGCGTTTACCGCAAAATCAAACATGAGGTAATCGATGCCTGAAGGTAGGTCGTCACACTTGCATGCGTCCCAGTATTTCTTCTCATACAACGGAGCTACGTCATCTTTGTCAAGATTACGCATTTCTTTTTCGCTTGTAGCACGCCCTTTGAACTGTGCCCAAGTAGCGGCAGTGACTCCGAGGTTAGTCATTCCACCTGGATCTTTTGGGTTGTTTACAAATCCACCCTCAGATTCAAGCAGCATGTCTAAAGACTTTTCAAAGTTTTGAATCATAGACCTGACTGTTCCTTAATCCAATCTTGCAGGCTTACTACTTGCTGCGTGGTAATGGCGCAATCAAGTTTAAGGTCGGAGGAGCTAACATTAGTTCCGCTGGAGGAGAGGGAAAGGCTGGACATTGGACTGCCACTGGAGTTGCGCATCCCGTCATAATAAGTGTGAATAGCAGATAACTTAGCCTCGTATGCATTTGATATTCCTTTATTGATTAGCGCTTGTTCTTTAACTTTTGATTCATTCTGCGCGATTTGTTTTTCTGCAATTGCTTTAATCTCTGACTTATACTCCTCAAAACGAGAATGCTCAATATAACCATAAGCACACCCGCATAGAAGTAAACTAACCACGACAATTTTGACATAGGTAACAATCGAGAGAGGAAACATTATTGAGGCTCCGCATCTTTTTTCATCATTACACTTGCTCCGCCAGCACCCGAGATGATACCTAATGATTCAGCTAATTCTCTAAGACTTACAGCAGTGTGAAATACTTGATAAAAAGCCAAAGCAATGACGGCAAGAATACCAAAAAGCCAAGTAACCCGACCAATATCATAAGTGGCATTATCTTTCCCTGTCAATAAGTGCTTAAAGAAATCATTCATTTATCAGCCTTATTGTCAATTTTATCTTCAATACGGTCTAATTTTAAAAACAGACTAGAGATTGTTCTTTGAAACTCTTCTCGAGTTACGTAGCTACCCGCGACCATTACTTCAATTTTAGCGACTTTATCAATTAAGGCAGAATCAGCAATTTTTAATTCATAAATAGAATCCCAGAGCACTTTTAAAATCCAACCGCCTAGTGCTCCGCATAATAGGACAATATAGTTTATTAGTGTCTGGGCTTCCATTTGTTACTCTGCTTTTGCTGGCTCTTCAGTTTCTGCAGGTGCTTCTTCTACGGCTTCTACTGGAGCTGGCTCTTCAACTTCTGGTGCTACTTCTGCTTCAACTGGTGCGGCTTCTGCAACGGCTGGAACTTCTTGACCGATTGTCAATTCACCATTAGGAGCGATTGGAGCAGGAGGAGGCACAACAGCCGCTGTAGGCTCGCTATATTTGCTTTTGACAAATGCGATGAACAATGCGATGTCTGCTTTAGCTTTGCTCTCAAAAGAGCTTAAATGTGTTTCGAGTTCGTTCAAGAAGTTCATAATGTTTCCTTATGCAGCTGGGGTTTCTGGAGTTGGTTCAGCTGGAGCGGCAGGTGTTGCACCTTGAGCAGCAGCTTGGGTTTGAATACCGTTAATCAATGCAGCAACTTCTACAAATGGGCGTGAGCCGAGGTATTGAAGAATACCGTTTACTAAGTCGGTTGATAGAGTAAGTTTGTCCATTTTTTAAGTCCTAAAAAATTTGCCAGCAAGGTGGGCTGCTGGTTTGCCCTAATTACTTAATAGCGTTTTCAAATGGCGTTAAATCATGCTCGCCATAAAACTCTGCACCTTTAGCAATTTGAATTTCCAAGTGAGCTACATTACGCTTAACTGTATCAAGCCACTCAGTTTCTTCCATGTCAGTTGGTTTCCCAGCGTTAAGTAGGTTTACGCTATCAAGTGCTGCGGAATAACTGCGTTGTACTTCTTGTTCAGGTGTTAGTTCTAACATATTATGCCTTTGTGAGTGCGGTTACTTGTGCTTGTAGGGATACTACTGTTGCGTTGAGTTCTTGGATTGCTTTAATCATTGCTGGTACTAAAGCTGAAGTATCTACTTGCCAAGTTTTTTTAATTTCTTGTTCGTTGTCACCCTGTACTACACACTCAGGCGCAACATCAATTAGTTCTTGTGCAATTACTCCAAAATCTGAATGACTGTCAGTTTCTTTCCAATCAAAACTTCGAATTTTTACAGAATTAATTTTTGCTAATGCTGAAGGTGCATCAACAATATTTTCTTTAAGTCTTTTGTCAGATGTTGTTCCATATGCAGTTAAATTAGCCGTTCTATTATAGGAAATAGCACCTTTTACAGTTGCTGATGTTTCTGTAAAAAAGTTAATAAATATTGAATTACCTGCAGTTTCTTGTGCCCATACATCCAAAACATTGTAAGTTCCTGAAGTTACTGGGTTATTTCTAAATGAAGCACAAACTGCATCAGTAGAAGCTGGCGAAGAAAAATTTGCAAATCTAACCGCACTTACAAGTTGTGTTGTAGTTCCTACAAAAAATTGACCACTACTATTAAAAAATCCTCTAGGATTACCAGAACCATCAGATAACACAATGTAGTTACTTGCTGTACGGATGTCTAGACCGCCTTGGTTGCCTGAAAATGCACCGAGAATAGTGTTGTTAGAACCTGTTGTTACATAGTATCCACATGGAGCGTTTGCACCACCACTAGCACCAACAAATGTATTACTTGTCCCAGTCGTTAAAGAATACCCAGCTGCTTGACCTACAATAGTATTATAAGAACCGTTAGAAGTATACCCAGCTTGTCCCCCAACAAACACATTTGAAGAAGCAGTACTATTTGTATATCCAGCTTGAAAACCTAAATATGTTCCATTTAATGCGGTTGTTCCACTATACCCAGCTTGATAACCTACTGCGGTGTTGTTAGATGCGGTGGTGTTTGAATAAAGGGCTGATGCACCAATACCTACATTTGAACCGCCAGTAGTATTTGAATACAAAGAGCTGCTGCCTAATGAGCTATTTGAACTTCCTGTAGTAAGACCAATTCCAGAATATTTACCAATACTAGTATTATCTGTTCCGCTTGTTATGTTCCAAAGTGCATTAGCACCAACTGCTGTATTTGAAGTTCCTGTTACACCTGCACTATTAGCTCCCAATGCAGCAGAACCCAACGCTGTATTTGTATTTATACTACCGCTACCCTTACCAACAGTAAGACCTGAAATAGAGGCATCATTAGCTGTAGTAAGTGTTGTGCCGTTAAATGTTAGGTTTGCGCTACCTACTACTAAGCCACTAGAGTTATATAAGACTTGAGTGGTTGTAGACGAGCCTACACCACCTTTAGTGCCAATAACTTGCACTATTCCGCTAGAATCTTTGTAAAAAAGCTTACCGTCAGCAATATTGATTGCTAGCTCTGCACCTTGAGTGCTATTTGTCAAATTCCCAGCCGTCGGCACATTCGTGGTCGTCGAGCTAGAGTAAATTTGTAGGGGTGTAAATCCGCTTTGTGGCATAATTAAATCCTTTGTGAAATTATAGCTTCAAATCAATATAATTAAAAATTTCCACCGCCAACGCCAGTGGTGAATGTTCCGCTACCCGTTACAGTAAGAGCAGAACCGCTAAATTGCAAATTTGAACTTGACGCAAATGCGCTCGTTCCGTTACCGTAAGGTATGTAACCCGATGTTAAAGTGGTTAGACCCGTACCGCCGTTAGGCACTCCTAAAGTGCCGAGAAGAGTAAGTAATTGGGCATTTGTAGCTACTGTGTGGGCTGAAGTGCCGTTTCCGTATAAAATACCTGTTAGAGTTCCCGCTTCACCCGTACCACCGTTAACCGCGTTTAAAACACCCGCTAGGGTAATAGCTCCGCTAGTCGCGGTAGAAGGTGTTAAGCCCGTCGTACCACCACTGAACGTAGTAACCGCTACGCCACTCAAAGTAGACCATTGCGGAGCAGTTCCAGTAGAGGTCAAAATCTGATTGGCTGAACCAATTGCTAGCGTGTTATACGCAGAAGTACCATTTCCGTAAACTAACGAGCCAGCAGTCAAGCTGGTCAAACCTGTGCCGCCGTTAGCTACTGGAGTTGTGCCGAGTAATGACAAAAGTTGAGCAGTAGTAGCTGCGGTAGCGTATCCAGTGGTATTGTTAGCATAAACAAAGCCAGTCAATCCGCCGACTTGTAGGTTAGTAGTAATTAGATTTGTAAATGATTCAGTGGTTGAGCCAGGAATTTTCTGCCATGCACCGTTACTGAATATTGCCCAGTCACCAATGTTCCAGCCTGATACGCCGTTCAAAGTAGTGTTACCAGCAGTCGTTACAACGTAGTAATAACCAGACGTACCCACGCTAGAAGTCAAAGTAGGACTATTGGTATTAGCGTTCCATGTGCCTTGATAAGCAGGCGCATTACTAGCTTGAGTGCTGATTGATGTGATTTGACCTTGAGTGTTGACAGTAAGTACAGGAACCACAGATGAAGATCCGTATGTACCTGCCGTTACGCCAGTGGTGGCAATAGCTATAGTAACTGGAGCCGACCCGTTAAAACTAGTGCCAGACAGTCCAGTGCCGATTGTTAGAGCACTGGTTGTGGTAGCAGTAATCGTTCCACTAGCACCGAGGGCTACGGTAACACCGTTATAAGTAACTGAACTATTTGTCAATCCAGTATTAGGGATTGTAGCGTTGATCTGGCTAGGTGCAATACTGATATTTACGTTAGCGGCGAGGGTTAATTGACCCTGAGGATTAACTGTAAAAGTCGGTACAGCACCCGCGCTACCGTATGAACCAGCGGAGACGGCAGTGTTAGCAATTGCGATTGTTCCAGTAGAAGTAATTGGACCACCAGTTAAACCAGTGCCAGTCGCTACTGAGGTAACACCAGTACCCGTAGTAATTGAACCCCAAGCACCGTTAGCGTAACCTTCAAAGGTCGCGGTATCAGTGTTGTAACGCAGTGTGCCGTTACCTAATCCAGGTCTTTGAGCAGTAGTACCGATAGGTACGACTACGCCGCCCACACCAGGAAGTGTAGGATTGTTTACAATACTTACCGTTGGAGTGGTAGTATTGTTTACTACGTTAATTTGATTTGCTGTACCGTTGACTTGAGTTACAGTTCCGCTACCAGTACCGAGTATTTGCCATACGCCACCCTCATAAAACTCAAAAGCGGAAAGAGTAGTATTGTAACGAATCTGACCCGCGTTAGGGGCAATAGGTCTTTGTGACGTAGTTCCGTTCGGTACAGTAATACCGCCAGTACCAGGAAACACCGCATCATTAGCGAATGAAATTGTAGGATTACCACTAACTCCGTTGCCGCTGGCTACGTTAATCTGATTTGTGGTTCCAGCAATGCTCAGAGGACTGAGAGTGCTTCCGTTTGAAAATAATAAGCCAGTGCCACCGAGGTTAGCGAGGGAGTAGAGAAGCCCCGTAACGGCAAGTGTAGGGTTACCACTCACACCGTTACCGTTTGTTACTGAGAGTCCTGCTCCGCTAACTGAAAGCACTCGAGCAGCTACTGTGCCAGCCGCTGTTTTTGCAACTAAGCCGTAACCCGCGTTCTCAAGTGAACCAGATGTGCCATTCAGAAATAATGAATACTTACCTTGAGCACCGCCATCAGTGAACCCAAGACCAAGACCAGTTCCGATATAACGACTATTAGGCAGGGTCGGCTCATTGTTTACTGTCAGGAATGTTTGAGTTTGTGAAGGACTAGAAACTAATTGATTAACCGTCGCTTGAACAGTCTCACCATTTTGAACAATAGGTACTAATTCAGCACCAGTGATTGCTGATGAAGCTGTTGGTAGCTGACTGATTCGTATGTTTGCCATAATTAATCTTTACTAAGGTGCAAGGTTATCGAGGTTTCCATCAATATCATCCTCTGAGGTTTCAGGAGCAATACCCCATTCACCAGCAGTGCCTTGCGTTACGTTGTTTGGTGAATTTACGACGTTAGGATCCGTCGTAATAGCGTCATTATACTGTGCAACGTCAGCATCTGGGCGCGGAAACCGAATTGTGATTTTTTCAGGCTGACGTGCAGGTAGGCGATAAGGATCAAACTGGTCAGAACAACCATTTTGACACACTCTTAAAGCAGGAATATTGCCGTCAGGAATAATATCTGAATACGCACGCTTCATTTTGCAGCGATCGCATATTGCAATACTGAGCGTATTATTACCTAACGTATCAAGCCATTTAGGCATTTGAATCTTTCTTTTTAGCCCAAACCTGCCTTAACTTTTCTTTTTGCTCTTCTGACATTCGCCTACCTTTATGCGCTTCTGATATTTTACGTTTTGTTTCCGCGCTAAGTGTTTTACCTAAGTTTACTTCTCTCATCTTTTGAATTTGTTCAAAAGATTTAGGTTTTCCTGACAGTGCTAATTTTATTTTAGCTTTATGTTCTTCAGTTTTAAGAACACCTTTACCAGCTAGGCTCATTTTTAAACGAGTTTCATCTGAAAAAGAAGTTTTTCTTCTGTTAACCCATGCTTTTTTCATTTTATTACTAATCGCTTCATCTATAGCGACCATTGGCCATGCTGAACGATTGTAACAAGTTTCTTTTTCTTTAAGTAGTTGAATGATAATCTGGCGTTCTAACTTAGCGCAATCATTCAAAAAACCTTTAGCGATTATTTGGCGAGTAAAGTCCTGAGGTTTTTCTTTGTATTCTTTAAGCATAGGTTCAGACGAGCAAATATACCCATCATTTTCAAAACCTTTATGAACCCCTACATATACTTTAGAGGTTTTATGGTCTGACCAAGAATATACAAAAGAATCCATATTTATTTTGTGTAATAACTTATATTCGGGCTAAAGTAAACAGGACTTTTATCTCTATTTTCATTTTGCGCCATCAATAAATGTTTTTCATATTGTTGTTCAAGGTAAATTATACGCTGTGGATCTACTTGAGGCAATTCTTGAGCCATTTGCCATGCTAATCCATTTTGAATTGCAAACAGCATGTATTGCGGAATCTCAATTTCACCATTCAAATCACCTACGTCTTGAATATAGCGATTAAGCCAGAGTTCAATCTGAGGTTGAATGGAGTTAGGTACTGGCCAGACTTCCATGTTAGGTTGGTTAATAGTTCTATTAAACCAATATTGCAGTGGGCGTAACGCTTGAAATTGACGATTAGGCAGGTTTGAGTAATCATCCCTGTTCATACGTGCCATTGGGATTGCCACAGGCATTGTACCGAATTGAACTTGACGCATGCCCATGTCAATACCAGCAACCTGCTGAATTCTCCAATACGGCAGCGTAGCCGTAGCTTCTAAATCATAATAGAGCCATTGACCAGAAACCCAATTTACAGCTCCAGGAGCTTCAATAGTTTCCCATGTAACTCCGTCGCTTGAGGCTTGAATCTCAATAGTTACTGAACCAGTTACCGCAGAGAGAATACCAACAGTGTTAATATAAAGCGGATTACCAGAGCCGCCATTAATACCAATAGCGCCAGTGTTATTGGTGAGTTGGCAGACGTTTTGTCCTGTACCGTCAAATGCATTAGCAGTAACGCCAGATGTACTATATGAGCCAGTAGTGATATTGCTAGTTGTACGATAGTTAGCGTTCAATACGTCAACAGTACCGAGGGGTAAATAGTAATAAGTTTGATCAGGAATCAAACCAATGACCACTTTGTTAATCGCCCAGTAGTTAATACCCCAGTTAGCGAGGCTAGACAAGAGGTAATATAAACTAGTCTTTGCAGCGCTAACTTGTTCTACTGTGAGTTCCTCAGCCAACTTACCCGCGCGACGAGCACCATGATCAATCAGATCTTGAACTGATACGACTGTTTGACTTACAGTTCCAGAAGTGGACATTTACCACCCCGCAATCTTCTTGACTTTTCCGCCAGTCTTTTTAGCAAGTATTTTATTCGCCTTAGCATCAATTTTAGCTTCACTTGATTTAGACAATTTTCTAGCTTTAACTTCTTGACTTGCTCTAGCTTTTGCATTACCCGCATGAGCGCGATCAGGCATTGGATATTTACGCTCTCCTGGTAAACCAAATTCAGATTTAGGCAATGATTTACGAGTTTTTGTAGTTAATACTCCGCCCGTCTTTTTCGCTGCACGTTTCTCTGAGTAAGCAATTGCCACTGCTTGTTTCTGCGGTTTACCCGCTTTAATTTCAGTAGCAACATTCTTACCAAATGCAACTTTAGATTTTGATTTGATTAATGGCATGATTATGGAGTTACGTTAGCAGCTACATCAGATTGAATTAAGTAACCTTCTACACCGAGGTTGATTGCAGCAGTACTTGCGCTAGTTACAAATAAAAACTGAAGGTCAGTCTTACCTGAGAACTTACGAGGCATAACCCTATCAACATTGTAAGCAGTTACAAACGGAGCATTCTGACTAACGATATTTACGCCGTTAAAAGTGCTCAAATTTTGGTAAGTGATATAGTTAGCATTATTACCGTTAAATGACGAATTGGCGCTTACACGCTCTAAATAAAAGTCAAATCCGTTAGGTACGGTATAAATAGACATCAAGCTACGACCGAATCCTACGTTAATTTGAGCGTAAGTGGTTCCGCTATTCTTTGCAGTAACGATACCAGTCGCATTACCAGAAGTAGTAATTAACGCATTAATACGTAAATACAAACCTGTTGTAGTAGAAGTTCCAGACGCATTCAATGTCACTATTTCAGACAATGAATTGTAATTTGCATCAAGACCTTGAATTAGAATCTTAACACCTGCATCCGTAGCGCCAGCGGCACTAGCTATGGTCATTGCCGCAGCAGAGCTAGAAAAAGTATATGCGGTAGCATTTTCCCAAAGAGGAATCTTTGTAGTGGTAACGGATGATTGATATCCGTAAATGTTTACAGTGCTGTGACCATAAATCTGACCACGAGCAACTTGTACGTTAAACGGCTCATACGCACCTTTAACGGTTGCTGACGAAACTGTTGCAGTCATATCTCATTCTCCAAAATTTAAGAAGGCGGGGGCGAACCCCCGCGCAATCTTAGTAATTACACTTCTTAGCTTTACCACCAGTAGCCTTATGAGCCTTGCCACCGTGCGCCATGTGTTCCTTGTGGGAAACATGTCCACCGTGGGCGTGGTGTTTAGCGGCATGTTCATGCATGGATTTGTGTCCAGCATGTTCGTGTTTGCTTTTGGAGTGATGAGCAACATGTCCACCGTGTTTATAACCCGCTGGACCTTCTTTGATAGAACCTGTGCCTGATTTCTTTGTAGGTATTTTGGATCCATCATTGATCTTAGAAATATACTCTTTAGCAGTAGCCAAGCCACCTTTAGCAAATTTCTTCAAAGCGCCACCGTGCCTGTAACCTTTGCCTTCAAGACCTTCAGTTTTGGTATTAAAAGACTTAACCTGCTTCGCTTGATGCACTTTGTCTTTGATATCAATCTTTGGCTTCAAAGTTGTTTTGGTTTCAAAACGGTCAATAGCCGCGCCACCGTCTTTCATTTTACCGCCTGAGCACATAGCTTTGTGGTGCTCATGCATCTTTTTATGATGCGCAGAACCACCTTCTTTGTGCTTAGCAGCGTGGTGCTTAGCCATAGCTTTGTGATGCTCATGTGAACCAACAGGATGACCAGATACATGATGAACCTTACCGCCTTTTTTGTATCCAGGACCTTCTACACCTTCGGTCATACGCTTAGAATCACGACGAGTAGCTTCAATCCCACCAGCTAGACCGCCCATTACGTTCGGACCAGCCTTTGGAGCGCGACCACCAGCTTTTAAACCATGATGAGCTTTAGAAGCCTTTTCATGTTCATGATGCTTGAGTTCTTTTTCAACGCGCTTGATTTCAGCTTCTTCGTTACGAATATGACCGCCTTTGGCATGCTTTTTAGCATGACCACCGCGCTTCATACCGTCGCCAACTTCATCAACTGAAGGCTCGGTTGTGAACATTTTTGGTTCACGGATAAATTTACTAGTTGCCATGGTGTTTTATCTCCTATTAGGCTTGGTTTACACCGAGTGCACCGAGGCGAGTAGCGTTTGGACCAACCGCAATCGCAGGTACAGCCAATGAACATACTAAACGACGAACACCGTTAGTCGCGCTTGAAGGAGTGTAAGTTCCACGAACGTCACCAGTAGTCGAAGTAGCTGGGTTAGTCATATCAGCAACAGTTGCAGTTCCAGTATCTTCAGCTAATGCGCTAGCCCAACCTGCGCTGATGATGTAACCAACGTCAGTAAAGCGAATAGGGCAACCGAGTACATCAGTAGTACCTACTGACACAGCAACGGTAGTACCAGCGCTAACGGAGATAGAAGAAATCTGATAGAATGCTTTTTTACCAGGAGTGGTTGTAGAAGCAACAGTGCCAGACGCGATAACTTCAGTCATAGCTTGACCATAGTAGTCATAACCAGACACGGTGAAGTTTGCACTAGCTGGGCTACCTGAACCAGTAGTTACGCTTACGGCACGTGGGCAATCCAATTGGATTACAGTTGTACCGTCAGTACGTACTACAGATTGAGTGCTTGTACCAGCTGCTAAAGTAGCAGAACCAGCGGCAGCATAAATAACAGCTGCAGAAATGTTTGCAACTTGTTTAGCTTCAGGAATAACGTCCCAGATATAAATACGACCGAGAGGACCAACGCCGAGGGACATTGGAGCTGGATCGCCAAGCAGGTAGTTACCAGAAGCAGTTACAGTAATAGAACCAGTAGCAGATGAAGAAGCACTCAAATTGTAAGTGCCAGTTGTACCTGAACCAGTCGCGAAAGAGGTAATATAAGAACCAGAAGTAATACCAGTACCAGTAACATATTGACCAACGGTCAATGGGTCACCAGATTGCAACGCGGTTACAGTCAACACTGTACCAGTTACAGAACCAGTAACTACAGAAGCGGTTGCATTTTTTGCAGTGCCCATAAAGGTGGGCGCGGAACCTAGAAATAGGTCATCACTAAATTGTGGCATGTGTCTTTCTCCTTGAAAAGCTTAGACATATTACATTAAGAAAAAGGGGCTAGGCTTTTGACCCAGCCCCTGTATTACATTAGACTCCAGGTGTGCCGTACATAGCACGTGGGTCTGTCCAGCTTGGCCAATAACGCTCGGTTGCCTTGTAACGCATGGAGTCGGTTTCGAAATCGCCTTCCATGGTTTTCTCAAGAGCACGACGCATCATCAACTTCATACCTTCTGGGGCATCAGTTTGAACCCACCAGTTAGTCGCAGAAGTCAAACGGCTAATTACTGAAGCACCTTCTGGCAACAATCCAATTGATTTGATTGGGTTGATGTCATTGTTTGCTGTACCAGTACGTAGCACTGACTTCAACAACACTTCGGCTTGGAACACGTTGCCAGGAGCCACAACCAATTTCAATGGTTGTAGGCGGATCTTCTTACCGTTGTTGTCAACGGCTTGACGAACCTGAATCAACATTTGCTCAAGTGAAGTCTGGGACAAGTTAGCAGCAGTACCTAGCAAGTTGCTAAATGTGCCGTTAACGATTGGGTGAGCAGAAGAACTCAATGCAACGCCGTCACCACCAGTGTATGAACTATTGAACGCGCGGTTCAAAATGTTCGCACAGAGGAGTTCCTTAGTTTCAACGAGTGACTGGGCTAAGTGCTTAGCATATACTTGACCAATACGGATGTGGTCTCCGTCTTCAACTAAAACCTTAGTCAAAGCGAATGCCAAACCAAATACTTGGTAAACATAGCGTTGCAAGAATAACACACCACCTTGTTGATAGGTTACTGGGCTGCCATCAGGTAACTGAGGAGCTGCACCAAAACCGTACAATACTGGTTCTTCGTGGTAGTTACGTGGAATGCCTGCTTGTTCACGGAAAACTGTGGACCATTCATCGGCACGTTGATCATAAACTCCGTCAAATGCTTCGTTGAGGATTGGCTCAACTATTGAACGGAAGTCCGTACTGCGCATCGGGGCTGCCATAGTTCAGTCCTCCTTTAGATAGCGTTAGAAACAGCGATAAACTGAGGTTTAGAGATTTGTATACGAACGATTGTATACGCATCACCCCAAGCATTATCAACATAGGGAGCCAAATCAACAACACGCATTTGGCCATTGTTACCTGAGCCTACTGCAGAAGCAGAGCCAAGGGTACATTGGGACAAACCAGTAGTTGTAGAACCAGCGGTGAGATTGGTAAAGTTATACTCATTACCAACTGAGGTCTGAGCCATAGAGCCATCAGCTTGAATTTCATAAACGATTTGTTGGTCGTTGTAGAAGTAAGCGATGATGCTACCTGCAATAGCGGTAGTGCTTGCTGGCCAATAGTTAGAAACACGACGGCGACCAGTTGTATCTGTCCACTCAACACCTTGGAATGAACCAGAGAATGCTTCGGTAGAAGTTACAGGCTGAATAACACCATTGTTTGCGTAATACTCGACGGGTTGACCCTTCAAAATGTTTGAAGCGTAGCCCGATGGGATACCATTTGCTAATGCCTGTGCACGTTCCAAGCCTGTTGGAAAGAATGCAGGGCGCAAGCCAAATGGAGCGGAAATAGCTGACATAGTTTGCTCCTTAAAGCGGTTAATAGGATTTTGGTTTTTAGCTTTGTTCAAAGCCGACTTGGCAAAATCACATTTAGCGCGATTTTAAGGGTGCCTCTACTTCTAATTTAGACTAAGCTGCGTGAAGCAACTTGAATTTGAAAGAATTATAGCTCAATTTTGGAATAGTTAAAATTTTATTTTTAACTACCCCAAAATCTACTCAATTACTCAAATAATGGAGCTTGACGGCTGAGGTCAAATTCCATACCATCTCCTTCAATTTGACCAAGGCGTTTTCCGTTGGAATCCTTAGCGTTGAGGAGTTGTTCCTGTTGAACTTTGATCTTTGTTTGCTCATCCATTGGGGCATCATGGTGCATTTCACGCATAATGTCTTGATAAACCTCAAGAGGAATCTTATAAGCAAGCATTTCATTAACAGCGATAAAGCCTTCATGCTCACCAGACTTGATTTTCAAATGATCGTAACCTGAAGGCAAGTCATCCAGAGTAACTGGAGTGTAACCCATTCTCAAACGCTTATGAATTGGGTCATACTGGTTAGTAGTTGAAAGCCAGCATGTGTGAAATCCAGGAATCTCAGGGAGCGTCGGTAACGCTTCTTGAAACCACTCAGAACGGAACATACGGCGACGTTCTTCTGAAGATGCCATAGAATCAGCAGGGTTAGCACGTGTATCATCACCACCGCGACTCTCACGACCTGCGGTTGTATTCTTTTTTAAACGATTGTCAGTCATAATTAACCTCTATTCTTTTGTTGACGGTCATAATCAGCAAAACGCTTGATCATTTTTTGGCGAGCCTCAGGATTATCCCAAGCACCTGCCTCTTTCATTGCTGCAACACGCTCTGGACTAATCCTGAATTCATTGGATTTTGTAGTCGCAGTAGACTCCCTGCCTGAACTAGTCATTACTGAACGTGGACGTGCAGTTTGCTTTGCAGCTTGACTTTGTTTAGGAACGTAACGAGCCATACGGTCACTTAATTCATCCCAGTAATCTTCAGTTGAAGGGTCATATCCTTCATCTGTCAATTTTTTGTCAATGATTTGAGCCATTTGGGATTCTTCGTTATTACCGTGTGGGTCGTACCATGGATTATCTTCCATCCAATCAGCTGCCATTTTTTGCACCATAGGGTCAGGTACTTGAATGTTCTGCTGCTGGGGTTGAGTCATCTGACGAGTAGCATTTGCCTTTACGTTTTCTAGGGATTCTAGTTTGCGCTTGGCTTCATACCACAGTTCTTGAGCACGTGTTACGCCTTGACCGTCATTTTGACCGACTGCCTCGGTAAGTTTCATTTTTGCGTACTCTACTTGAACTCCTGCGTCATCAATCGCTTTATCAATCCGCGCTAATTCTGCTCCTGAAGTCTTCTTTTCAACAGCCGCAAGGCGATTGGCGAGGGCTTCATTCTGCTTTTTTAGTGCATTAATCAGAGAGCTGGATTCTTTTGCTTTTTCCCTGTGAAGTTGCTTCTTTAGACGACGTTCTTCCCGACGGGCTTCACGAATTTTCTCTCGTTCTTCAGCATCGGCAGAATTATCGCCATCATTAGCGTCATCATTTTGATGATCATCCGCTTTTACGTCTTGCGGATTGTCTTCTCCTTCAGGTAGCAATACCGCTGCGCCACCGTCTTGTAATTCTTCTACCGCTAATTGCGCTTCCATCTTATCAGTTGGATTCATACTAGTTTTCCTTTCAAAACTTAAATGAAGGCTTTGATAGCTCGGGGATCTCCCGTTATCTTGCCGATTAGTTCATGATCATTAAAGAACGTAAACAGTGCTTTACCCTTTAGACCATTTTCATCCGTGTAGTCTACTTCCCATCTGTCCCCGCCCCACTTAATAACACGGACATAATCACCGACTTCGCACCATGCACCTTCTGGCCAGTCTTCATTACTGTCGCGTTTTTTAAATGCGATTGGTCCCACGGCTAATACCTTGCCGACTTGGGTGTTCCACTTTTCAGTTTCTTTGGTTTCTTCAGGCAGGAGGATTCCAGCACTGGACATTTTCTCTTTGACGGCGCGTAATTGAACTAATATACGTGCCCCTAGAGGTTTGATCATGGGATCAACTTGAGGGAATGCTTCATCTAACGTCTGCTCTACATCAAAAGTCATGCGACTCTCCTATTAAAAGCGCCATACGGCGCGGGTTGTACTACAAATCCTTTTCTGATTCTTGCATTAGTTGATCGATCATAATCAAGACTTCACCAAGTCCCATATTCTGACCAACTAAACGATGATAGCTTTCTATATTGATTGCTCCACCATCAGCAAGAGAAAGGGCGATTTCAAGTCGCCGATTCTTTATCAAGCCGATTAAGTCTCCGATATTAACGCCCACGTGCTGCGCCGCCTTTTTTCATTGTAGCGATGCGCGGCTTACCCGTCAACATGTTTGGTTTGAGCGGGCTACCTTTAGCTGGCAGGTTTGCCACTTTAGATTCAGCTACCGCGCCACCATTAGCGTACTTCTTTACTTTACCGCCTTTTTTCATTACGTTACCTTCGGTAACTCCCATTGCCATTTTCTTATGGGCGTTGATTGCTTCAGACATTTGATTCTCCTTGAGGTTGTTGAGTTACTGCTTGCTGTTGGATTGCTGCTTGTTGAGCTTGTTGCTCTGCCTGCTGCATAGCTTGCAGGTGTTCTTGATTCGCTAATTGGGCTTCATGCGCACGTTCGGCTTCGGCTTGCTTAGCTTCGAATTGTTTTTCAATAGTCATTGTCGCTGCGTCGTTAGTTAGCTTAGCAGTTTCAATTTGCTGAGTGCTTACGATGCTAGCTTCCTTCTCTTGAGCGTCTTGATTCTGCTTTTGCGCTTTCAATTCTAAATCAGCTTTGTCGTAAGCAGCCTTGCGTTGAGTTTCCGCCATTGCTGCATCGCCCATAACCTTGACCTGCGCCATGACGTTCGGGTCGGTAGGCATTTGAGGTTGCTGTTGTAAGCCTTTGAGCATCTGAAGCATCTGTTGAATACCATTAGCTACGTCCGAAAGCTGCTGTTTAGAGTCTGCATGAACGTGCTCAGTAGAAGCCGCGAGTAGTTTCTGCGCCTCAGCCATGATTGGTTGCACTTTGAGAACGTCAAAATGCTTACCGAGTGCCGCGCTAGTGTAACCATCGCACTGCTTGAGGTACCAGAGAGTTAAATGCTGCTTCAAATGTTCAAGACATGCAGGGATGAACGTAGGTGCGACAATCGGGTTAGAACCAAAGATTGGGTCTTGAGCGTAATTCAAATGAGACAGGAAGTGAGCGATGTGATCCTGCGCGGGGAATGCGCCGACAGGCTTACCGAGCGTCATAGATACGTTCTCCAACGCTGGGTTCATATCTTCTACTTCATGTGGATCTGGCAGTACGCCGTTGACGTCAGGAATCTTGATCTGTTTGAGGATGCGCTTCTCAACTTCTAAGCGATTGTACAGGTCAGGATTAGACTGAGCACGAGCTGCGAGGGTTTGAATCTGCGCATAGCGTTGTGACTCAGCAAAAATATGCGGGTCAGAAACAGGAATGATATCCGTGTTACGCTCAAAATCATCTTTAGTGACTCCGAGTTCTTGAGCCATGTCATTCTTGGAATACTCATCCATGTACCAGCGGTTAAGACGAGCGAGTATCATCAAAACTTTTTTCTGTGATTCGTGCAGTCTAGCATGTACCGAGCTAAACACTACTGAACCTTGCTCAATCAGGGCTTGGGCAGTACCGACAGGCATAGTATTACTTGCGTCAGCAATTTTTTCTTCACTCGTGGAGACTACACCTTTTGCAGCGGCATCTAACCAACCCAATAATTGGAACAAAACAGGACTAGGTTGATTGAAAGGCACAGGCATTGCAATCTTACGAATGTCATCTACTCCTGGAGCACCTTCAATCTCAGAAACCTGAGTAGGCTCTATGGTCGTTGATTGACCTGAGATTTTTGCTCCCTTGAGTTTGAGCATTGTGGGGGCGGTGTTAATGTGCGCGGAGTCGAGCAGAGCGCGTAATGCACCAGTAAGAGCAGCAGATAACCCACCAATAAGATGAGGTAAGCCAATAGCATAAGCACCACGCCAAGGTATGAATTTAAACTCAATAATCCAGTCCAGCTTACTGAGGGTATCATCACCATCCTCCCAATTTCGATAGAGTCCAACTACAGTACGCTCGTTCTCATCAATCATCATGATGTACGGAGCACGTTCACCTTTAGAGAAGTCATCAGCTTCTAATTCTAACCATGTCGCAATATGGTAAACACGACGGATACCGTCAATGTTGTCAGCTTGAGACTTACGACCTTCAATCTTATTGTTTGCTTTTTCAGCTTTGCTTTCTTCTGGCTCTTGAGAGGCACGGAAGATGTCTGTGTCAATGTAAAGACCAGATGAAACACGTAACTCATATTCCTCTTGAGTTATGTCTTGCACCTCGGTTACGCGTTGGGCAGTGTAAAAGTTACCAGCGGCGAACGGAAGATAAATATTATCAATCGGGACGAACTCAGCGCGTGGGCGTTTCTGCTGCGCATCATGCCACATCTTGAGGTACTGACTACCCCCGAGTGGGAGTTGTGAGGTTAATTGTTCTTCCTCATCTCTAAACTCAGGAATCTGCTCAGTAAGTTGCCAATTCATATAATCACGCTTACGCTCTGCTTTAGAGACTTTTTGCTCGCTAGCTTCGCCAATAATCTTTGTACGTACTGGTCCGTCAGGTGGGAATAATTCCTTAATCGCCCGAGCCGAGAAGTCAACACAGGACTCCGCCATGACTGGGTGAACGACCTTACTAGCACCTTGAAACTGAGCACCACCAGGAGCATCATGCCCTAAGCCTGTTCTACGCAAGCCTTCTTCATACTGTTTGTCTCTGTCCTCGCGAGCTTCTTTATCTTTCTCGATTAAGTCAAGATACTTTAATCCTAAGCTCGCAGTGTCCCATGAGTCAAGAGTGTCTGCTAGGTTCTCATAGAAGTCTGGGGACTCATCTGGTCCTTTAGTAGTCAAGCGTACAATAGCTGAGCCGTCTTCCTGCTCTTCTACCTCGGACTCTTCTTCTGGAATGTCAAATATAGAATCCTCATCATCTTGAGAAGCAGGCTCACCGTTTAAAGGGGCGATGTGGCGATCGTATTCTTGTTCGATTGGCATTTCAGGCATTATTTATTCCTAAGTATTGTGAGGCGCATTTCGTCTATTGACGGAATTTTAACTGATCCACCGTTTTTGTAAACTGGATTTTTTGCGCTAATTTCATTTTTGAGTAGCCCGTCACCTCCAAAGCCGCCCCCGCCGCCTCCTGCTCCACTGCCGACTCTAGCAGGGTTACTTCTGAAGGTTGCAGGGTTTTCAGTTTGAAAAGCATGCTGTCTTAATTGTTCACGATTCATATCAACTTTGGGTTGACGCATTGGGTCTTGCTTATTTAAAAACTCTTGAACGCGAATTTCTTCATTTGTAGGAGCAACGTATTCAGGTTTAGGTTCTAATGATTCATTATATCTGTCTTGATATGACATGTGATCTCCCCAATGTTCAGGCACAGGATTTAATCGTGCGTTGTGAAGATAATCAGCTTGATTTTTTGTGATGCGATTTTCATCTAAACCTTTTTGAATGTCTTCAGGATAAATTGGGTCAGGAGTTCCACCTTCAGCAAACTTTTGAATGCGTCCACCGTTCTTATGACCTTCTGGCGGTAGCCTACCTTGATCCCGCATGCGTTGTTGCAGTGTGCGTGGCTCATTAGCTTTACGCTCTGCCTCGTTAGCTCGGCTCTTCTCGAATAACTCATTGCGCATTTGCTCAGGAGTTTTTGCGAATGGCTTTTCTGGGCGCGTCATGATGTGTTTGATTTCTTCATCAGAGGCAAACCGCTTTAACTCACCTGAATTCAGAGCTTTAACAATTTTTGGGTCTAAATTCTCAGGACGTATTACGCCATTTTTAAGGTCAATGACGCCGATGTTGTCTAAGTCATTAGCGCTATAAACTTTATCTGCTTCTTTATTGAGCCAGTCTTTGATGTAGGTGCGATATTTATCGGAGACTGCTTTGTTGCCTTTACCTTTAATCTGCTCGATGTTGAGCATGGGGTTATTCTTGAAGTACTTCTCACCTTCTTGAATCTGTACGCCAGTGTAATGATGAAGCCAACCCATAGAGTCTTTTGGGTAACCTGCTTTGACTGTTTCGTCATGAGCCTTTTTATCAATCTGCGCTTTGACGTCATCAGGAATCAACGCAGGATTGTACGTCTGCCGACTCGGAGTCGCTTCTACAGTGGCATGTGCCCCGCCTTTCTCATCACGTAGTGAGAAGATGCGGGACTCACCCGATGCCACGGAGTCAGTATAACCTCCGACGCAGTGACCCATTTGTTCACCTTCATTTTTGAGAGCCTTGTCTAGCTTATTACGTGCTAAATTTGAGTTATATTTATATATAAGATTTTCTGGCGTTTTAGCGTATGGTGAGTGCATTATCTCAGTACCATCTTGGGTTCCAATTCCAAGTAACCCATCTCCAGCGTCAATTACTTTTAATCCGTGGGGTAATTCTAAAGGAGCATCTGGCATCTTGAGTTCATGAATGTTATATCCGTTACCACTTTCATGTACAATTGGGAAGTCTTTGAGACTATCCTTTGCAGCCTTGGACATTTGGTCTGCTCGCCACTTATTGATCTTTGCTACATGCTTGACGGCATGCGGCACGGTCATCTTGTCAAGTGTTTCGGGCTTCAAGCGTAAATGCTCAGGTAGGTCAGAGTTGTGACTGATTGAATTCTTAAGTTCATCGGTCAAGTGCTCAAACCCGAGGCGACGGGAATTAGTATTCAATTCATGCACGATGGCATCAGGATTACGAGCTGCAAGCTCTCCGAGGTCACTGCTATAATTATTTTTACCAGGAGTTATGAATTGCGCGGGAGTATTGTTGATTGCTTGATCAGCTCGGTTCTCCCAGTCTTTTGCCTCGGGCGATTTTGCGAATCCTGACTCAGGCATACCCGCCTTTTGTCTTTGCTCTTTGAGCCAGAAGATCGGTTCAAAATCTTGAGTGCCAATGTCAGGTATGTGGCTGATGCCTTGTTCATGTAGTGCCAGAACTGGATCAGTCGGTGTCCCCATCTCATTACGAGTGTAGTTCTTAAGTTTTGTGTCTACCCACTTGTTGATTGCAATCTCATTCATGACTTCTTTGACCTGCTCAGGTGAGTAACCGACTTTTTCAAGTTCAGCAATGTGCTCGGCTACCTTCGCTGGATTGGTGTTGTCACGAATGAAATCAAACTTACTACTTCCGGCGTTTTGAATAGGATATTTTAGGGCGTCAAGACGATTGACTGAGTTCTGCGCCCAGTTACCGCCTTTGTTCTTGACGGCAGACATGATCTGCGGATTTACGAGGTCAGCGGGAACTCCTGGGATCAAACTTTGACCCGCCATAATACGCTCACCAGCAGCATTGCCGAGCATGCGACCAGCGGGCGCGAGGGCAGGCACGCCCATCGCCGCGATTGAAACAGGCTCGCCAGATTCATAACCTCGGTTATACGCCATACCCGCAGGAGTAAATAAGGAGTTCGGGTTCTGAGCGGGCAAGCCAGTAGCGGAAGCTGCAAAACCTGTTTGCTCCGGTAATGGGTTCTTACCCGTTAGCATCTCTGTGAATGCGGCGGGATTTGTCAACAGGCGTTGCGCTTGAGCGGGAAGGTTAGCGAGGTAATTAGCAGCCTCATCAAGAGTCGGTAATGAATCCAAAACCGAAGGGCTGGGCGCGGGAGTAGGGTAACTGGTTTGATACTGAGGAGAAGCTACTTGAGTAGCGTATTGCATCTCATCAACGCTAGGGGCTTGAGTACCCAATCCGCTTTGACCACCTAGCAAGCCAGCCTGCTGCATGGCTGCGAGCTGGGCGCCAGTTATGCCTGTGACGTTTACTGATGAGGACGGATCATTATCCATGAGATTGACCTAAAGGGATTTCTGCAAATTATAGCTCATCAAACGGCATACGGGTTGATTCTGCGCGGTTGGGTCTCATCAACGTACATATCTGAGTTGTCAGGTACGTAGTCAGTAGTGAGGAAGCCCGCATCCCTCAAGTAGCGCAGAGCCTGCGACGTAGCGTCAACGAGGTCATCATGCCTTACCTCTGGGAATGCGCAGAGTTGATTGACGAGTGGATCACACCAAGTCCTATGCACCTTCGCCTTTGTTTCACTCTCGGGCAGGTAGACCAATCCACGAGCAATGATTGGCGAGACGATGTTGAGTCGCTGAGTCTTGTCGGCATGTCCAGGATTGTAAGCACGGACGGGCAGCCCAGCGCGTTGTAAGTCTTGAATGAGTGAGATGCCTGCGGACTTGTCCTCGATCAAAACTAGATCCACCTTCTTCCCGTTACCCCACTCGTCGTCATCTCCGTAGATTGAGCCGTACTCCTCAACGACTCTCGGTCTCAAGTCGGGATACTGCATGTGCTCGGTCCAGCAATCAATGACCATGGCGGACATCGGCTTATCTGGGCTGGGCTTAAAGATGCCGAGTACTACGCAGGCAGTCGGGTCGTTCGCGGTCTTGTCGCTCGTTGCGCAGTCGTAGCTTTGCACCACGTACTGAAACTGAGGCAATGGGCGGTCAGCTGGCCAGAGTTTGAACCACTGACGTTTGATGATGCCTGACTCCTCAGGGTCAATCAACTCGGCGTATAGCTCTTGACGCCCAAGGGTTGTTCCTTCGTATTGGAGGATCTGCTTCTTGAACGTCGGGGCGAGGTTATCGATGTTGTCATACGTAGAGGCTGACACGTAAGCAACGTCATCACCGTCACGCGCGACGAGGTCAACGATCAATGGCTTTGGCTTTGGAGTAGTCGTGCAGATCAACTTAGGATGTTGTCCTAGGCGCATACCGAACTGAATCATGTCCCATGACTCGTCAAGGTAGTCCCATGCTGCTAACTCGTCCAGCCATCCGTGATGAAACTGCGGACCACGGAAGCGTCCAGGCTCACTGGCGGGAATACCTTTGATGAGCGAGCCGTTGATGAGGGTCAACTCGTTGAGCGATGACTTATAACCGTTGGGCGCGATGATCTCATGCGGTATGACGTTCAGGATTCCCGACTCACCCTCAAAGCACGTATCCCTAACGTCGGCAGACGTGGGCGCGGAGACGAGGTAACGAATGTTCGGCTGATCCCATGCTGTCCACCAGCACTCCTCAGCTGCGGTTCGGGTCTTCCCTGCGCCGCGCCCCGCGAGTAGCAACCAGATTGACCACCAATCCCCTGCGGGTTCTATTTGATGGTTACCTGCCACAGCGAGCCACTGCATCCGTTTGAGCATCGCTGCTCTGTGCGGTGCGGGCAGGGCATCTAGCGGGTTGGGTTTTGACAACTCCCGCTTTACAATCTCAGCAATGTTCATCCTATGCCGTGGAACTTCTCAATCTTACGTACGAACTCCAGAACCTTTACCGCGTTGTAGTCTCCGTCAATCGTTGAGAGCGGTATGCCGAACAGTTCTTGAATATCAGCAAAGGACATCGGACGCATCGGGTCTCGGGCGCGTTCAGGCTTTACGCAGTGGCAAAACGGAAGCGTCACTCCCGTCATCAAACCTTGAATGGGGATTAAACCCCCGCAGTTAGTACATGTGCTCATGATATTCCGTGGAACCGCTCAACAGCGCGGATTGCAGCAAAAGTCAATCCCTGATTCGCGGCAATCAATTCTTCTGCCTCAGTGAACGACATTGGCTTAGTCTTGATT